AAGCGTGTCTCCTACACACTGTCTCATTACTCGATTCATCGCAAGCAGGTAAAGTTGTTACGGTACACTCATGTACAACCTCTGCGTAGCCACAATCTTGACCTTCTTCTTCAACACAGTATCCATAATTGCAAACACACTCAAAATCTGCCGGCGCGCCACACCCACTTTCTTTGCATTCGTGATATCCATCAGATCCTGGAGAGTCTATTGAACTTCTTGGCCAAAATATTCCACCTGCAATAGATTCACACTGTTCTTTTGTAATTCCAACATAAGTTCCAACACTGCCATCAGGAATTCCTTCACCGCACGATCCCTCAACACCAGTCAGACAGCAGGTGGTTGGTGGGAAGCACAAATTCGCTGGGCCATCTGCATTATGCCGCGGGCATCCATAGACATGCCCCGCCCAGATACTATCGCGGCCTAAGCATATACCATGCTCCTCTAGTATTACATAAGACGGTGTGCCGTACGGAACACAGCAATGTCCTAACTCTTCTATACAATCAGCACATTCTCCATCTTCACAACATTGTTCTCCTTCACAATCTTCATCGGTACAACATTCTCTTTCTATACATTCCCCATCTTCACAACATTCACCATCCAAACAATCACTATCTGTATCACATTCTGGACATTCACAAGAATCACAGTCTTGATTTTCTTTCCAAGTGTATCCAGGTTGTTGGCAACATTCCCATTCATACATCTCACCCAAACATTCACATTCACACGGTTCATCAGCATAACATGGAGATTCTGGGTCTGGAATTTCATTACACCATACTCCCTCATGAAAAACTGCATTTGGAGGACTATTGACTCCTTCGCATTCGTATTGAGTCATTATCTGACAGTTCCAATTGGAAAAACCACCCCAACAACATGCGCCCTTTGGTGAACAGCAACCACCACAACGACATCGACATCTTCCTTCGGAATCTGGATACGGGTCATCGTGTGTCCAGTCTTCATTTGGACAAATGCAAGTTCTTGATTCACTATCCCATTGTCCACATTTGAAACAAGTATCCCCATAGTTCCTAACTCTTCCTGGCATCCATTCCCCCGCAACCTCAGTACAATCCTGCTCGTTATAAATTCCGTAATCATTACAAGGAGGACTTTTGGGAGTTGGTGGTTCACAAACAGCAACACAAGCACCAAGTACACCATCGTTTCCAACAGGAATACAACATCTATCATAACAACTACACCAGATACTATCTGGGTCTGTACAACAGATATGATTGGGATTATCTGGTGGACAACATGCATCATTAGGTCCATCTGGATAACACCATGCATCCCATCCACCAATGGGTTCATCTAAGTTAGAATTACCATTATTTCCACCACCACCAGAAACTAGTTGTCCAGTGCATCTACAACAAGAACCTGTTGGCATAGGTTCACACGGTTCTTCTAATTCCTCACATGATGGACAACACCAATCTTGTGTATTAGCAGTATTGTTGTTATTGCAAACTTCGTCTGCACATCTTCCTCTCCATATTCCGTGTGCTTCCGTACATTGCCAAACATTTAGATTTTGACAAGTTCCATCTGGTAAACAGCAGGCCGCAGTAGGAACACATTCATTATTTTGATAGTCTGGACCCATGTTATCCCAAAATTCTGGGCCTTCACACTCAGTGGGTTCATAACCTTCTTCAATTAAAAACTCTTCACAAAGGAATTTCCAAAAATCATTATTGCAATGCCTTAATTTATTTTCTTCTGGTGTTAATCCGTTATTAATAAGTTCATATTCTGATATTGGTACTTGCGTTGCAGTCATTCCCCAAACATTACTGTCATAAACAACAATAACTGCGCCTTTACCATTTTGTTTATATACAACTGTACAATCTTTAGAATCGCAACTGCCAACAAGTCCCTTTCCTTTGTTTCTTGGAACTAATCCAGTTGCATCAATTGTTTTAAATGGAAGTGGTAAATTTGGTGTTGGTCCTATATCGACTCCAAAGATTTCCAAATAATATTGTACAATGTCTAAAATTCCTTCGGGAAAAATATCTGGTGGTGAAGGAAGACCAAGGCTTGCAAGAAGATCTGCTAACCATAAACTACCATCAATTTCTTTTATGAATGGTTTTTTAGTTTTTTGACAACAAGTAAGATTGCCTTCATTTTCAAGAATTTCAACCTCATTTATTAGTTCGTTATTAAAATCAAAGAACTTTTCTGGTTCAGTAATTTCTTCATCACTTTCATCAGCGCAAAATTCTGCAAACAGTTTTAATCTTTCTGATATTTCCTGACCAGTAAAACTTTGTGATTCATATTCTTCTACTACATTTTCTACATCACATGGAATGTTACACCCAGCAGATTGATAAAAAGGCTCAGGTCTATCAAATATTAATGATTCATCCGTACACTCTTTTGCTTCTCCCATAACAACTAACTTGCCACCAGATTGAACCCATTCTCTTACCCATTGCCAGTTGCCAAAATCTTCATCTGGTTCTGGTGGGACGGTTGCTACTTTAGCACCACACTCAAGTCCAAATGTATGATAGTTACCAATATTACCCGTAAAAGCAATTTTATGACACCCAACATTTTCTTCAGTGCAGTGCATAGTACAATTGCCTCTTGGAACAAGAGGACTCTGATAATACTGTATCCATTCTGCAAATACTTGTGGTGACCACGGAAGAAATCCCATAGGAGATGCGAACTGATAATAATCTGGTGGGGCCATGTCTGGTAGGCATGGGTCATATTCCGCACAAACATTAGAAGACCAACAAGAATTACCAATAAACAAATCATCAAGTTCCCCAGGCATAGGAGCGACCTCTTCCGTCAATGAATCAGTATATGAAGATTCTCCAATTGCACAAACAGGGCAAGTTCCTTGTGTTCCAAATTCATAAAAGAACTCATTAGAATTACAAGGATTATCACTACATCCACAACAACATGTTCTATGAGTACTCATTATTCAATACAGTCGCATAATCCATCATGTGCATTTGGAACATCAAAGAAAAATATTTCTTCTAGTTCAGAATCTTGTTCAGTTTGTTCTTCATCTTCATCGCCATTAAGTGGAACTCCTAAGATGCCTGAAACCCAATCTTCCCACCATTCTAAAAGTGAAATGTCTTCATCTTCTTCCTCTACTGTAGAACCAAGAGGAGAAATAAATTCCAGCATATAAGAAGGAATTCGATTCATTTGCACAATGTGTTTATGAAAATGTATTTTATCTTCGTGGTCTTCGGCACATGGGTCTTCTCCAACTTTAAAATAACCACCAACTGGCATCATTTGATATGATTCTGGATAATCATTAAAATCTTTATCTGCAACATTAATTCCTGGACCAACAAATATATTATCATCTTCTTTTACATTCATTAGTTCGTTAAGATTCCACGCACTTCCCAAATCTGATGGCTGGTCAGCACCGTTTTCTTCTTCATCAACAGGCCCGCCTCGCAATCCATTTGGAACAACCACCACAGAAATTGGTGCTTCTTCGTTTGTTAAAATTTCTGGTTCTACCCCATCAGGCCATTCGTTGATAGCGTCTGAAGGCCATAACTCAACCTCTCTCCATGTATATTCATATATCCCACCGCTGTTCGCTTCTCCACCATCGTCAGATATAAGTCTTGCATCATCAATAACTGCAAAGAATTGCATCTTCGTGTCTTGCTTTTCACAGCAAATTGAATGACGATATACATTCCATTTCTCTTTAAGGTTCTGTAGGTGAAGATACCTTGCATAATTTTCTTTTGTTGGCTCAATAATATTTTTATATATTTTTTCTAATTGGCTTATTTTTAAATCTGTTTGGTCAAGTACAGTTTGCCACATTACATTATTTTGTTTTCCCATTTTTCCATTTTCAATTCTGCTTGACAAATAATCATACTTATTTGGAGTTTCGTCATTAAATGCAGAACCAAAATATCCATAGATGTCGTTCTTTTTTAATCTTCTGGTTTTGTTTGGAGAATCTTTATCATTCTCTGTTTTTATTTTAGAAGGAAGAAGTTTATAGGTTTCCACAGTTTCCCATAAACATTCGTCTGGATTAGGCCAAACATCTTGATACGAATAGTTAATAAATTTAGTTTTTATTGAAGAAGAAGTATCAAGATAGTTATGATAGGGATCATCATAATTTGGTTTTATATATTCATAATATGAAGAATATGCTCCATTTTGCCACAAACCTAAATGATTAGTTTCCCGATTTCCAGACAATTCAAATAGTCTTGGATCTCCCTTATCCTTTACAAATGATTTTTTAGAAGTTGCGGCCGGTCCTTTTGCATAAACATATGGAGTTTTCAGTGTATAGGTAATTTGAGATGATTTTAAAATATTATTTTTATTTTCTTTAATCATTTTTGCAACGGATTTAAAATGCCACCCATCGAAATCGTTCCAGAATAAAAAATTAGCGTGTTTTTGATCTTTATCAAGAGAGTTTTCTGCTAAATTAGACATCAATTGCATTAATGGCATTTGATTAGGCAATTTGCCCCACGGATACATGTTTTGATTTGCCTTTAACCAAATGGAATTATGAGTTCCTTCAATTTCCATAGGGTTCTCAACATGCCATTTTCCACCATTAAAATATTTCGGTGCAAGGGTATTGACCAATCCCTCTTTCTCCTCTTCCTCCTCTTCCTCAAATAATCCTTCAACAATATCCCCAGCAACACCCAATAAACCACCTAGTTGCGGGCCTTCTTCTTCACCACCGCCTTCACCACTAGTAGCAATTTTTAAAAATCTATCTTTGTTCATGAATTCTGCATTTTGTTCTTGAGTTAAAATATCCATATTATAGTATAAACTTTCACAAGAAACCAGTTTAATTTTATAATAGTTTCTTGTAAGATTTTCTCCCATGATGCCACTCAACTCTGCAACATTGTCTATCCTATTACATTCACTAACACAAAGTTCTAATGTTACATCGGAGTCAGGAACGGTTGGAGTATTCATTTCTATGTGTAAAATTTCATTCTGGCCAGTCATTACAAAATCGTCAATCATATGGCCTGGTTCTCTAATAACCAGAGAACCTACGATTGTTGATTCTAGAGGCAAGATGCTTTCTTTTATTGTAAATTGATGGATTGCATCCCCGATTTTTTCAGTTTTCTCTCCATATAATTCTATTTCACCTTCACCGTCTAATTTTTTTACAGAAAGTTTCTTAATAGAAATTCTAAATGAATCATCTTGTGTAAAGACCATACTATTATCCTAATGTTATATATCTTGTTGTTCCTGGTGGAACATTTTTTCCTATAAGAGAATTAAATTCCAAAATAACCCCTTTTACTATTTCTGGGTTAAGAACTTTAATTTTTCTCCTATTATCATTATCACGAATAAGTGCCGCACCTCTACTTACTGCCTTAATGGAAGTATTAGAAGTTTCTGGAAAACCGTCTGTAGTGTCAGTAACCCATTGGTATAAAAGAGTAGCAGTGAGACCGCATAGATTTCCTTCTGGAACATAAAAATCTCCACTAACTCCTCTTGGAGAGTTCCCATCAATCATAGAATATGGATTTACTGGATTATCATTAGATTCAAAAAATCCAAGACTGCTTTTTATAGTTGTTGCTCTACGAATAGAAGAAAATGTAAAGCCCGCAGTTGCACAATATGGTCCAGTTCCTAAACCACCCTCATACCCTACTGGTGTACATCCAGTTTGTCCTACTCCCTGTATAGCACATGCCGTTAAGCCAAACCCATCAATCTTTTTATATCCTTCTGCGGTTTCACGATAAATATAAAACTCATCAGACCCATTAAATGTTCCACTGGAATTATTAGACTTTACATCTATCTTGTGGTGGAAGGGATCCCAATCGGCAATTTTACCCCATGTGTTTATATCTAATGAACCATCTTGTGATGTATCTCTTTTTACAATAACATCATCTTTATGAATATCTAGATGTTCCATTATATAAAGACTTTGGCCTTCTAAAAACTCATTAAATAATCTATCAAGTTCAGTAGTACCTTTTACCCACCGTTTATCTACATCTAAAATATCATTTGCTAATAACACTATCCACCATAAACTAGTATCACCATACACATTAAAGGAAACTTGTTCTGGAGTATCTCCATCGTTTACTATGTGAAAATTATAATTACTTGGATTATCTAGTGTTTGCCTTTTAATTTTTACTCTACGAAAAATGTCTTGCATTTGAAGAGAAATAGTTCCATCCGCAGTAGTAAAATCATAATTGAGTTTTGGAAAATTATCAAAATACATTTATTTTTCCTATTATAGTGGTGAAAATGGACCACCCTCTCCAGCATATCCAGGACTGTCTTTGTCCGTTGCGAATGAGTATGGAATAATGTGTGTCCAGTTTTGGTTTGCAACAACTTGTGCAACTTCCATAAAACTTAATGACAATGATGTTACTAATGGAAATCCATTTGCCGCTTTCACCATTGTGCCATCTGTTGATTTTGTTGGTGAAATTTCTGCTCTTACTAGAACAGATAAGAATTGATCCATATGCCATCTCCATAGTCCAGGTCTCGCTTGTGGGCCTTCGTTCAAGTTTTCAGCCGCGTCATCGCCACCCCTTGAATCTGTAGAGCCAAACCCACCTATGATGGCTCCAGCAAGACCGAACATCGATAACCCACTGGCCATCCCCATCATAGAGAAACCACCACCATCAGGTTGGCCCGAATTTGGACTTCCAAAATCTTCAAATGCGGGCGCTAATTTATTATTTGATTTGTCTGGTTGAAGAAAAGTAACATTCCACATCGGCGGCGGCATAACTTGTTCATTACCAACCAAATCCATCCCACCTTTGCCTGCTTTTCCAATTCTACCATAAACAGATGCTTGAAATGCCCTGCATATTTCTGCAATTTCTTGACCATCTTTTTCTTCTCGATTCACTAAATTCCAACTATAATGTCTTTGTCGCAATGTCGGTTGCTTATATCCGGCCATACTTAATTCCATTTGAACTTGATCAACCGCAGGACTAGGAACAAATGAACCTGCGACCCGCTTGATAAATTCTGAAGCGCCAGTATCAGCATCAGTATATCCCCAAAAACCATCATTATCCCCACTATCCCAAACTGAAGATTCTGAACTTACAACATTTGTATATGGAAGGGATATGTCGTGAACACTGCCAGCATCTCCAGTAGTTTCCGCTTGGTCGTCTAGTGTATTTTCAAAAGGTCTGGCCTTGAAGTTTAAAAAACCTCCAAGATTTTCTTCTGTTGTGAAGTCCCCTCCCGTGGGATACGATAGTTGTGCCATTTATTAATGCTCCTATTATGTAATATTTATAAGAGATTTGTGATATAAATACTTTAGCGGACAATTATATGCCTTATAAAACTAAATACAAACCCAAAAATGTGGAAAAATATATTGGAAATCCCAACAATATAATATGTAGGTCGTTATGGGAAAGAAGAGTATGTCGTTATTTGGACGAAAATGTAAATGTTCAGAAATGGGGAAGTGAAGAAATAATAATTCCGTATTATTCCCCAGTAGACAGAAAAAATCATAAATATTTTCCAGATTTTATTGTAAAGATGAAAAACGAAGATGGTTCTTTTAAAACTGTAGTAATAGAAGTAAAACCAAAAAAACAGACAATTCCACCCAAGAAGCCGAAAAGAAAAACCAAAAACTATATCAATGAATGTATCAGATACACCATAAATCACGAAAAATGGGAATCTGCAAAAGAATTTTGTAAAAAACGAAAATGGAAGTTTATAATTTTAACAGAAGACGATATTCTTCCATAAATATAATATAGGAAACATACAGAAAGAAGATATAATTATGCCGATAACATCCACACTACAACAACAGGGACATCACAGAACTATAAATGAATTTAAAAAGATGTTCAAAAATTTTGCATCTCCAGCCAGATATGCTGTAGATTTTTTCGGTGGCTCCCAAGTATTTCCAGAAAGTATAACACTTCCGGCAAGAGGATTCTCCTTTTTTACAGATGCACAATATGGTGCTATTAGGCAATATCCATACCGAAGACAATTTAATACAGAAATTGTAATGACTATTCCTGTGTCTGAAGACCAAAGCCAAAGAAAATTTTTTGAAAATTGGATGAATGGGTTAATTCCAAGTAACGAAGTCGCGATACCAGTGAATACAAGTCCCAACACTGTTAATATGACAATTTCTTGCTTAGACCACTTTGATGTGCCTCAAGGAACATTTTCTCTGTATGGAGCATTTCCAAGTTCTATTATACCATCAAATTATGGATATGGTATGCTAAACGAAACTGCAAAACTACAGGTAACAATAACTTATCGTAAATATGACTACAAATAATAAAGGATTTATAATATGAGTATAGTAGATATTTTAAAAGAAGCGACTCCAAAATATGAATTGATATTACCTTCAACTGGAGAAAGCAAAACATTTAGACCATTTTTGGTAAAAGAAGAAAAGATTCTATTAATGGCAAAAGAATCATCTGACGAATCATCAATAATGAATGCCATTAAGCAATTAATCGGTGCATGTTTTGATGATATTGATAACCTTGAAGATTTGCCTATGTTTGATGTTGAATACATGTATCTTCAATTAAGAGCAAAATCTATTGGGGAAATATTAAACCCAACTATTATTTGCCCAGAAACACAAGAGAGAATACAAAAAGAAATAAACATTGAAGATATTACAGTACAAAAGGATAAGGAACACACAAACGAGATTCAAATATCAGACGATATCGTTGTCACAATGAAATACCCTTCACTTCATATGATGGAAGAAATCCAACATACTAAACCAAAAAATGAAGAATATACCGTTCCTCTGTTTTATGTGATTATTAATACTATTGATAAAATTGAAACTAAAGAAGAAACTTTAGATTGTAGTATAATTCCAAGAACAGAATTGGAAGACTTTGTAAATAATCTTACTAAAGGCCAGTATGAAAAGATAATTCAATTTTATTCAACTGCTCCGAAAGTAGAATATAATTTAGAATATGAAACATCAGATGGAGAAACGAGGGAAATTACACTTAAAGGGCTTCTGGATTTTTTCAAATAGGGCTCAGCCATCTGAGCCTAGTAGGATATTACACCTTAAACTTTCAACTAATGCAACATCACAAATATAGTTTAACAGAATTAGAATCAATGATTCCTTGGGAAAAAGAAATCTATGTTGCACAATTGATAGAGTATATTGCGGTAGAAAACGAAAAAATAAGAGATAAGATGGCAGAAAGAAACGCAAAAGGATAAATAATATATGGCGCTTCCAGAAATAGCACTATCGGCTTTAGGATTGTCACCACCAATGGGTGGAATGGGTGGAATAGGCAATAAACTTGGTAGCATTTTTGGTGGTGGAAACAATATAGAACAACCTCCCAAACCCAAAGAATCTCAAAGTCTACTTAGTAAGGGCGTAGATGCTCTTTTTGGTGATGACTCTAAGAAGTTTGAAAAATTAGAAATTGAAAAATTAGAAATTGACAGCGCCAAAATCGGAAAACTTATAATAGAAAGTATGACCGAACAAAAGGGCGACTTTGAAGAGTTAGAGGATTCTAAATTATCAGAAGAAGGAATGCAAAAAACAGTTCCTCAATCAGAAGAAGAAGGAATGCAAAAAACAATTCCTCAAGAGGAAAGTGAATCCATAATAGACCCCTTACAAGGAATATCAGATACCAATAATGAAGTAACTGAAATACTGGGTGGAAGTTCCGCAACTGGTGGGGGTGTTGGTGATATATCTTTTGATACAGAAACAATTTCAGGACAATTGGGCGATATAGACAATACTCTTAATAAACCAGAAGACCCCATTGATTTTGCATTGTTTGAAGATTTGCTTGGAGGCGATAGAGGATGGATTGACCAAATAGTTGATGGAATACTTAAACCGTTTAGTATGCTGTGGGGAACAATTACAGATATTGCAAAGGGTGCTTGGACAGTAATAACAGATGCCGTAATTGGATTATGGACAGGCGTAACAGATATCGTAAGTGGAGCATGGACAGGCATAAAAGATATCGCAAGTGGAGTATGGGAAGCAGGAAAAGATGTTATGTCTGGCCTTGATAAATCTGCTAGAGCATGGGCTGAAACTAGTGCAACCATAGCCACTGAGATAGCAGAATCAGTTGCAAGAATAGGTATTGAAATTGGACAAGCGATAAGTGGAGAGTTGCAAGCATGGGCTGATACAATGACCGATAATTTAGTAAAAGTTACCGACCAAATCGGTGGTTTTATGCAGGGTGTTAGTGAAGAAGGAAGAGGTTGGATGGATTCCATTAGTGGCGGGATTTCAGGTATTATTCACGGCGAAGGTGACACAACTATAAACATGGAAACAGGCGAACTTATATCCGCACTTGAAAAGTCAACGGAAATAATATACGGTTGCTTGATTGACATAAAAGGAATACTTTTAGATTGTTGTGGTATGGCCCCAAACCTTGCACTTGAAGAAGAAGAGCCTGCGGCCGCAATAGTAGAAGAAAGTACCGCATCCGAAGAAGCAAAGATGCTTGAATCAAATGCCAAATTAAAAGCACAAGAACAAGAATCAACTTCTGGACTTCAGGGAGAAAGAAATACATCTGGCGCATTCACAAGACCACCACAAAAACGAGGACCATATCCGCCCAGTCACCCAACCATGGCCAGCGGTAATAACAGAGAACGATATACACATGTTCCTCCTCCTATGATTGCCCCCAGTACAAGAAATTTAAATGAATTTGCAACATACCAAATCATACCTCAGTGGCAAAGAATGCTTGGATAAAAGAAAAGGAGTCCCGAAGGACTCCTTTTTCAATAGAAGATGAAATCAAATTACTCGTTCGCTAATTTTTCAAAATATGATAGAGCATCTGTATCTTCTTCCGTACTACTTTCACCAAATGCTTTTTCTGCGGCTTCTGAACCACCATCACTAACTGTTTCGGCAGTAGAAGTTTTTTCTGGAGTTGTTTCACGAATATCAGCACCAAGAACAGCATCTCGTTTTGTCTTTAATTCGTCATATGACTTAAAGTTTTTAGGGTCTGTAAATTCAGAAAGTGCATATTGAGTCTTCCAAAGTTCTTCTAACTTCGCATCATCACCATCAAGCAATGCGGAAGTAGATTCAAATTCACTCTTATCATAGTTGATAAAACCTGCAACCTTACGAACCTTCAGTTTGAAGTTTGCACCTTCCCAAAAATCAAATGGATTCACTGGTGTTTCATCATCAAATTCTGGGTTCATTGCTTCATTAATTTTATCAAAAATCTTCTTACCGAATTTGTAAAGGAATACCTTACCTTCGTTTTGAGGATTGGCAGGGTCACTTACAACCATAATGTTTGAAGTGTAGTGCAAACGGCGTTTACGACTCCTTGCAATATCCTTATCCTTTTCAATTCCACTATTCCAGAGTTCACTGTTTGCTTCGCATATAGGGCACTTTTGACCAATAGTTGTAGGACAATTCTCAATAAACCATCCACCTTTGCCTTGGAAACCATGCGAATAATACTTTGCCCATGGCAAGTCTTCACCGTCTGGTGCGGGAAGGAATCTAATTACAGCATAACCGTTACTGGACTTGTCCAACTCTGGACGCCAGAAACGGTCATCGGTGTATGATTCTTTCTTGTTTGTTTCTTCAATCTTCTTAGTCAATTCATTAATACTTGACTGAGAACGCTTCTTAAAATCTGCAAATGACATATAAAATGCTCCTTATTTTGCTACTCACGGAACTACCGTGTTCTAATACTCGATTGGGAACTACCCAACCACAATTACTATATGTATATAATACTACAAACCTACTAATAGTCAAACATTAAATTGGAAGTTTTGCAGTATTTTCTTTCAATAGATTGATATCTACACCTTCTATTGCCACTTTTTCGATGATGGGTTTAGTAAGGAATTTAGCGGCTATTTGAGGTTCTATTTCAAAGTTCTCACACATGGTGAGAATGGCATCAATATATGTTCCGCCATTATTCTCAACATATTTTTCTACATCCCTTGCAAAATCCGTCTGAATGTCTTTGTCAAATAGCATTTTTAATAAATCCTCCTTCATAAAATATTAACTAAGCATTTACTGCACATTATTTTCTATATATAGTATAGCAAAAAAGAGATTTTAATCAACTAATTTTTGGAGATTTTATAAACTATGTCACACTCAGGCGGCGACCAAACATCTAACATCACTGTTGACATTACAGGCAATACTGCAAGTATAGCAACAGACTTTGGCACAGATGGGATAGGATTATCCCATGCACACATTAATGTAGTAAAACCCGTATGGGGAGATGAAACAGAATCAAAAAGAGTGACTCTAACTGACCCACTGCCAATACAATTCGCAGGACAAACAGAAACAACTACAATAACAGGTACAATAAACGGTGGAGAAACTGGATTTTTTGCTATAAGAAACTATGGCCAAGACGGTTCTGGCTCTTCTACTGAATTACATTATATCGCAGTTGCTGGTTCAACGAATGGCACAGACCATGTTGGAATTACAGGACAAATTCAAGGATTCCCAGGCGGGAATCCCGTTGCTGTTACTGGTGATATTATTGTTAGAGGAAACGGTAATATAATGCAACAATCAGGCATTGCCGTACAGGGAACAAGTGCAGGGGTGACCGCAGAAGTTCAAGGAGAAATATATCCTGGATATGGATTTGGAGTTCCAATTGCTGTTACTGGTGGTAGAAGATTGGGAAGATTTACAGACAGCATTGAAGTCTTTGGTTCGGTGCATAACACAGGTGGCCGAGAACTTGGGGCTGCAACGGATTCAGTTTCTTGCTATGGGTTTGACCAAGGTGAAAAGGTATATACAAGAATATATGCAAGTGATGGTAATACATTAGGGCATTCTGGAGATGCATTAAATGTTGCAATAACGAATGCAGGATTCAGTGCCACAGTAAATGTATCCAGTGTTCATGGTGTGACAAACTCCTCTGAACCGCCACTAAGGATTCAAGGATTCACAGCAGGTGGTGGTGACCCAGTGACCGTCAGAGGTGAGAATGATGGCGCATTAGAAGTTACTGCAACTTCCGCATTAAGCACCACCGTTTCTAATACCGTTACTATTGATGATGATGCTATTATTGATTCGTTAGAAAATAGTTCCAAACCTCTTATTAGCACATTAGATGATGTCAAAACGAATACATCTGCAATATCAAGTATCCGAGCAGATATTAATAGTGGTAATGTAAAAGCAACTATTTCTGCGATAAACAGGCCCAGCGATTTAAGGTCTGGCCGCAAACAAGTTACCACAACAACACAACAACTACACACCAATTTAGAAATGAGAACTGGTGTTACAATTAAAGCCATGGGAAATGAAAATGTTCTTGTGGGCAATACGGGACTTCTTAACAGTGTTGAAAACGGTTATTTGTTAGAGCCAGGAGAATCTATATTCCTTGAAATCAACAATCTAAATAAGATTTATGTAAGAGCGGCTGGTACTGCCGGTAGCGCAGAAGTATACTATATCGGCACATAAAATATGTCATTTAATTCTTCACGGAAAGTAAGAAACACAAAGAAGAACTCCATTTATCGAGAAGTTGGAAGTGGAAGATTCATCGCAATTCATCTTATTGATGAACTTGAAGACATCATCGACACATCTGAAGCATATATGACCGACCCAACAGTTGTTTTTAATAAAGATAACACCAAAGTTATTTTTTACTACAACACCAAAGATACAAATGAAATTGAAGAAATGGAAACTCTCTTTAAAAGAACCGTTAAAAGAGGAAGTACTATTACTTTATCTGATGCTTTTTACTTAGACGAATCTTCTGGCGATGATACAAAATACGATTTAAGCGGAACATACAAATTTGAAAAATATGACTCCGAAACAAAAACTATTATCGCTGTTCCTATAAGCATAAACAGTCAAAGTTCAACTTATAGGAAATATGATTCTAGGTATTGGTTGGGTTCTTTATTGTGGACTACAGCAGACGAGATAGTCACCACAAAAATATCACACGAAATAGTTAATTTCTTAGGAAATAATACAGAGCATTCTTTTTCTTCTGTTTTTGGAGAAATACTAGAAAACGACAAAGTTGAAATTGCCGGCATAGGCACATATACGGTCAAAGAGTTTAAAGTTGACACAGACGAAGGATGGGAACGAATAGTTGTTAAAGAAGCAATCCCAGAAATAGATTTACTAGGAGACCTGACCCATATATCTATTATTCGTTCAGATAGAAACCAACCCAAACAGCCAAATGTTGGGACTATTCCATCACAATATTCATTAAATATTCAAACATCAACTGTTGAAAAAATGGTTTCTGCATTTTCAAACCTAACAATAAATCCAGTTGATGGAAAGGTATCAAGAAAAATAGATACGGGAGTTAGCCAGACAGATATCCAAACTATTCCCAATTCTCCTTCACCAATCCCAATAGATGCCACATGGGGAAGCATCCATCTTGAATGGTTTATATGGTTTATTGAAGTGGGAGTTCCTTTTGTAGTAGCGTCCAATAATCAAGACCCAATAGAATCCCTAGATTGGCGAAGATTAGGATTTCCGCAATCAGTTCAAAATGCATGGAACATTCTAACAAATCAATTTGGATACCAATGGAACATAGATACCCTAAATGAATTGTTGGCTATGTGGGGCTCTGGTGGAGTCGCTGCAAGTCGTAGCACGCCCACCAGTGGAATAACATTCCACTCATGTTGTGATTCCAGTGTTCCTAATTATTGTGGAGAGGGTATACCAAAGTGTAGAAATGTCAGAGTTCCAAGAGGTGGGTCTTTTAGAAGAAATCCATGCTGGGCAAACGAAACATATAGAGCGGGACCATGTTCAAATTCAGGCGGAAGAAGATGTTGCAACTCATCTTTGCCTGGTTGGGGCGACACAAAAAGAGTTAGTGAATATTCAGAAGAAGAATGTATTGCTGACCCCAACACACATTGGATGGGGTCATCTGCAACTGGTTATTGTATGGAAGGTGCTGAACACCCACAACAACTACAATCAACCGCAATACCAAGAAACCTCTTCAATACCAGAAGACCTAATAATATGGGATATTAATCTTGTAAGAAGGTTGATTCTGTTGGGTCAGTTTCGTATAACATTCTAGAAACTTCACTCACAGAATGCCAATCTGTTGAACCATCTTCAAATTGAATTTTTACTGATTCAGTAGTACCATCTTCTGTGCTTTCTGCGGCATCAACAACCTTCCCCATCTTTTGACTGTCACGATGTACCACACTTTCACCTAAATCATATGTTTCACTCATTGGAGTACTCCTTCTTCTTTATCTATATGTGTAGTATAACACAGACGGAAGGGATGTCAATTACAAAGTGTGCATAAAGTACATTATAGTTCCGATGCCAATTATACACTCAAGAGTAATCATGGCAATAGAAATCAACTTTACTCGGCGTTGTCTTTGGCGTTCTCTGATTGTTGCCGGTGTTTCTTTTTTTCTCGTAGATATTTCTAAATGGCTTAGTCATCTTTATTTTCCATTAAGTGTTTTGCCCATTTACCAAAGAAGGTTTGAGGTTCTTCCCTCAAACCCTTTTTGGCTTGTCTTCTGTTCTTCTTTGGGTCTTTACCTAATTTTGCATCCCAAGTTTTGGCTCTGTTCTTGGGTCTTCCGAACATATCTCTGTCTGTTTCTTTTTTCTTTTTCATATTTTCTCCAACACACCTGGCAGGAATCGAACCTGCGTGTATCAGTTTAGAAAACTGATGCGTTATCCACTACGCTACAGGTGCAGACAATTATTTTATCCTTGCACCATTTCCTCTTTTAGATGTTCGTGATGGTGGATTACCTTTCTTACGAAAGATTTTTGATGTTCTAGGTTTACCTACCTTTACCCGATTTGCGATTGACGGGTCGTACCCGATTTTTTTCTTTGCCATTATTAAATCTTCGCACCATTAAATTTTAAACTAGAAGGTGTTTCAATCTTACCTTTTGGAACAACCAAACCCGAACCAAATGCTTCTTCGTATTGTGCTGCCATTTCTTCCATTGGGTCTACAACAAACACAACATAGGCAGAGAGAATTTCAATACCATCTTTAATGTCTACATAAGGCAACCACTGACCAAATGCGAGTTGGTCTTTTCCTGTTGCAATCAAGATTGCTGGCTTCTTCAAGATGTAACTAATGTCATCTACTTTTTCTACCTTTGCAATCAATTCTTCACCTGATGTTAATCGTACAATTTTTACTTCACTCATTTAGACTTTCCTTTTTTCTTTGTCTTTTTCTTTTTCTTTTTGCCAAATGCCCGTTCCCAATTTTCGGCATATTTTTCTTGATTTACTGGACGGTATTTACTACCTTTACCTGCTTGTCCATCAACCATCCTCGCAACAATCCTGTGCTTCACCATCAAGGGAGTCAATCCATTGATTTGCAACACGAATATCTTCCATAACAGAATCACACTCGCACCTATCCGCAGGTGTACATGTACAAGATTCGTATAATAGTTTTGCTTTAAGACCACGAATCACTTGTTCATTTAGTTCCATAACATTCTCCTTATAATATGATTTGTTTGACACTATTATATTTATTAGACTTTTCGATTTCTATATGGAATTGTTCTGTTAAATCAGAAACTGGCAACCATAACCATAATTGGTCACTCATAGACTGTTCAATCTTTGCTAGAAATTTTCCTGTTCCTTGCCATCCTCTTTTTGTTTTTTCCCAATTTAAATTTTTATAATCCAAATACTCAGAATCAAAAGTATATAATTTATATATGTGATTATCTTTGTTTTCGTATGTTAAACAAAAATAAACATCTTCATGTCTCTCGTCAAAGTAATTTATCTTTTCTTCGATTGTCTTGTACATTGTACTTCTATAAGAAGAAATTTTAAGTTTATCTTTCTTCTTTCCTAATACCCTACCACCTTTGCATGATATTCCTGTTGATTCAAATTTAACATCTTCACCCGTTTTATGGCTTCGGTAATCCCATTCTACATTTGATGATTGCATTAAAAGTGAATTGTAAAGAAGATTTTCCCATACTATGCCATTGATAGGAACTTCAAGTAATGAATGATAATCATTGAAGTTGTCAATCAAATCGTTTGTTAGTTTATTATAATCTATATTCATATAGAAATTATATCACATTTATAAAATATGTCAATTAAAAAAGTCGGCTTTCATATCGTGGGGGTATACTACTAACCGACTTTTTTCGTCCTCACTGCGAGGCCACACAGTGTATAGTGGTAATGAATCTTACATCATCTTCACACCCGAAGGTGTCTATAAATGCCTCTACTTTTCCACAAGGACGAGTTGTTTGTACTCCGACAGGATTCAGCATTACCTGCAACTTTCGGGAACACTACTGGTTATCCTACTCGCACTGCGATTGTTCTAGTTAGAAACTGCTTCATCCATTTGGACATCCACACTCCACTACAGAGAACCGCATACCTTAGTCCGCATAACAAAAACTTATTCAGTCACGGAGTTAGTGCAGGCAATTACCCCTGCACAAAATTATTCACTTGTCAAACCTAACTAAATTCTTGAATGGGCTTAATCACCGTAAGGTCTTCCCCCATTCAAGAGGAAATGAATGGAATCTGATTAGATTCCAAAGAATCGTTTACACGATTCCGGCACGGATGGCGAATGGGTTATCTGTGTAACCATGAAAATCCATCCCATAACAAGTTGTACCATTGTCAAGTGTACGAGTAGTAACTTCCCAGTTGCCATATCGTTCAACTTGCTCTTTGATGTTGCTCATTGTGGCACGAAGATTTTTAATACCAAATCTGCTATATGCTTGCTTTGGTGTAATGTCCCAACCTCGCGAAAGGTGATTCATCAATCGTGCTTTTTTTGTGTATACTGCCATAGTCCTAAAACTCCTGTCTTTGCGGTTCTCACTGGTTGAAGGATTTCGATGCACACCGCAATACATCTGTTCCTTAATTGTCATACAAGTATTATACTTTATATTAGTCGCCGTTCAAGACTTTTTTTGTACGAATTCGTAAATTTTTTCTGCTTCTATTAAAACTTGTTCATGTGTTGGAAATTTTGGTCGTTCAGTAACAGGAGAAACGGCGGTAATAACATCACCATCGGCCTCTCGGTCCCGTTTCCAATCCTCAAACTGATGCCACATATCGTGTTCGTTGTGGAATTTTTCCGTTAATCTGTTTTGTGCTTGTTGGTAGATGTCCCACCGTAGTTCGTAAGGGTTTGCCATAATCATATCTCCTTTGTGTGTATGTGTGTTTGGCGTTAATTGTGATGACACCTTGTCATCTACTTACATATGTAATTATACTTTATGTTTGAATAAAGTCAAGTAAAATTAATATTTTATTTTAGGTAATGGTACTTCATAGTAAATATCAATACCGATTGCTTTCGCCAAATGATATTCTGCTAATGCACCACGGCTGTTTTCAAATCCAGACATACAGTAAATGGCAGTACAGTCTTCGGCAATCACAGTCAAATCTCGTTTGAGTGCATCTCGCATAAACTCTCTGTCTTCGTAATCTGTTGTGGGGTCATATTCCATCGGGCCACTTTCAGGACTTCCGTGCTGTCTGTCCATCTCTGCGGGATTGATGACATTCCATCCCTGCTTTTTTAATAATTTTTCTTGCCTATCAAATGCAGGGAAATTAAAATCTGCTATACCCCTCATTGGACCGGCAACATATATCGTTGGTTTTCTTTTTTCCATAACTATTTTTTCTTATCCTTACCACCATCAGCGTCATCAAATATATGACCATTCTCTTCTAACACCTTTCTTAAATTTGTCATAATTCTTGCTAATTGTGTATAATTTATTTTATCCATCAAATATTTTTCATAACCAACAACAGCAGATGCCGATACATCCATCAATTCCTTTACCCATTTTTCTGGTTTCGACTTTTTACTTTTCTTTTCCATCGGTTTATTTCCCGTAATATCTATTCTTTTTTGGTTACTAATCATTTTCTAAAACTTCTCTTTAAATTTCTATTATTCCATAAACTAGTAAATATAGTCGCCGCCCATGCCTTTATCTTGCTCTCAGAAAATTCAATCAATTGTTGTGGTGCATTTTCTATTGCCATGTTTATCTTTTCTGTCATTTTTTTGGTAAATTCTTCTGTTAGCATTGTTCTTGTTTCTGGTGAAATTTCTCCTGATTCTAAAGAATCTGCCTCTTCTATCATTCTTTCCATCATCTCTCTTGTATCATCAAACGAAGAAACAGTATATAAAGTAACAGAGTGTAAATAAAAACTTCTCCATCCTGCCACCAACAAGTCCCAAACTACTATGGGGAAGGATTCGGCGCCTGGCTGAAGGGATTTTGCTATTATAGAATCTAAGGTATTATCATTTCCTTGTGGGATATATTTTTCATCAAGGGTGCAATGCATATGTCTTGGCTGACCAGTAGTTTTCTTTATAAAATAAACATCAACTATACCACTGGTCAGTTCCTCAACCGCTTGCTCTGCTGAATTAAATTTTGTTGGTTGGTATGCCATCACCTTTATTGTATCAAATTAGATGCAGGTTTCAAGAAGTTTCTTCTTCTTTGTCGAATAATTTGTTTGTGAGTGTTTCGGGTGCTTTATCCATAATCCACTTATATGCTTGCTTTTTCAAATCACTACTCTTTGTCATTCGTCTGCCAGGAGTCTTCATTGTAATGTAAGAAAAGTCCTTTACAACAATTTTGTCTTTATTTTTGCCAGTCTTTATTGGTTTGCCTTCACTGTCTGTGTACAACACAGTATTCTCTTTTCCTCCAAGAACAATATAAACACCACCGTCTATAGTACGAGGAGTGCCATGTTTAATAAAATTATACATTGTTGTCGCGGCGCCTTCATGAGTTATTAACATAATATCTTCTGGAACAACCCTTTCCCTTTGTTTATTTTGTTCTATTGCAACAGCATAGTCTGTAAGTACCCATATAATATGAATATTCTTTGGGTCATAACCGGCTTGCAATAATGAAGGAAGTGCGTCTTTAATCTTATTTTTGCTTTGAAGTGTTGTGTCTATCAATATATTTGGCAGAATGCCTCGTCTTGCATCTTTAAGTAATAGGTTCAGAGTCTTTTCCTTGATGCGTTTATTTTCAAT